GTAGATGAGAAATATTATTATTGTTACCAAGTACGCCGTATCTGCGTCAAATTTGTTTTTGTTTTCCATCTTAATTAATTTCATTGTCTAAGATTCCTATTAACTGTCTAACCTCCGAACGCTCTAACTTTGCAATCTTTACACCGTTAACCTCTATGTTATAATATTGGTTATCTGTTTTGTAGATAGATGATTTTTTTATTGATGCTTTCATAATGATTTATATTTTTCAATTAAACTTAATTTAACTTTGTTGTCCTGTGTAAATTTAAGAGTTAAATAATCCTCTTTAATTTCTAAACTGCTCTCGATGTTTTGAGCCATTCTTTGAAGTGTTTTTTTAATTACCATTTTATTTTACATTTATTACTATTCGATTACCATTTCTATAATGCTCGCATACTATACCAGTTGTTAACGTTTCTGTTTTAATTGGTGCTAAGTTTCTTTTTTGCAATTGACTTAAAATAATTCTAATTAATTTTTTCATAATGTTTGTTTTGATAGGGGTTTTTACACCCCCTGTTGTTTTTATTAAATAAATTTCTTTGTTTTTAATAATTCATTAATTTCGTTTGTAAGATCATATATCTCACCAACTGTATAAACCCCTTTATAAAAGTCATTATCAATTTCTTTAAGTAATTCTAGTAAATTTTTCATGTTTTAGTTTTTGATTATGACAGCGAAGATACAAACACTATTTAGATAAACAATAAACTTTAACATAATTTAACATATTTATTTTTTTAATCGCTATCCTTATAGTAATTCATTTTATTTTTGTATATTTGTGAAAAATGTATATATATATGTATATCTATAAAGTTAGACAAAATGGTTACTGGAAAGACTATTCAAACGAATATGAATGTGAAACGTCTGCAAGGGTATGGCTTGCTAAGTACGGAGAGTTTTTGTCAGCATTAAGCAATAGAGATATTGTTTTATTCAAAAATACTAAAAAAGTTAAATAAATGCATCCTACAAGAATATTTAAAGCACCTACGGAATTGGAAACGGCTTTTAATGAGTATAAGCAAGACGTAGACAAACAGTCTGGTCAATGGTTAAAAGTTCAATATGTTGGTAAAGATGGTGAGAGAAAAACAGATGGACAAAAAGTGCCATTAACTTTTGAGGGGTTTAAACGATTTTGCTATAATAACTACGGATGCGTTGAACAATATTTTATAAATAAAGATAACTTATACTTTGAGTTTATTAGTATCTGTTCGCGTATAAAAGATGAAATTAGAGAAAATCAAATAACAGGAGGCATGTTAGGCTTCTTTAACCCATCAATTACGCAACGTTTAAATAGTTTGGTAGAGAAGCAGCAGACAGAAATAACAGGTGGCTTAAATATACCTAATTTGCCAGATATAGGTGAGCGAAAATAAGTATAAATATACTAAGGCGTATTACAAGATATTAGACCTTATTAAATCAAACCCTAATGAGAACGTGTTTGTTGTTAGAGGTGGTCAAGGTGCATCTAAAACAATTAGTATAATACAGCTTTTAATACAGTCTTTATGTTCTGGAACTAAAGAGGCTACTATATTATCATCTGAATTATCTAAGATGAAACGTACAGTTATACGTGATTATAAAAAGATATGTAAAGATTGGGGTGTTTTAGAGAATGAGCATGACTTTAATAAGTCAGAAAGCAAGCATGAGTACTTTAATGGGTCTTATTTAGACTTTCTTGGTGCTGATGTAAATGACGTTGGTAAAGGCTTTAGACGTGATATTCTTTATATTAATGAGGCTGATAAAATGGACGTTGATACGGCTGTTCAGTTTATATCTAGGGCAGGATTAACTATTATAGATTATAACCCAGACAGTTTGTTTTGGGGTGATGATTACATAAACGAAAATAACTTTATAACCTTAACCTTTGAGGATAACGAATACTTGGCAGATAGCGAGGTTAAAAGTATATTAGACTATAAGCAAAAGGGCTTCTTTAATACGTTTCTACCAACAGAAAGTATATTTACAGATGGTAATATAAAAAATAAATATTGGAGTAATAAATGGCGTGTTTATGGCTTAGGATTAACTGGTAACTTAGACGGCGTTATCTTTGACAATTGGTTAATTATACACAGTGTTCCAAGCGATGCGAGGTTAATCGGCATAGGCTTAGACTTTGGATATACTAATGACCCTACTGCAATAGTGGAGGTGTACAAGTACAATGATAAACGAATACTTAATGAGGTTGCTTATAGAACAGGAATGCTTAATGGGGATATTGCTAAGCTATTGCCTAAAAACACTTTTATATACGCAGATAGTGCTGAACCGAAGTCAATAGAAGAAATACGTAGAACAGGTGTAAACATATTGCCAGTTACTAAAGGTGCTGATTCTATTATATACGGCATACAAACGATGCAAACACAGGAGTATTTAATAACTTCTAAATCTAAAAACGTTATTAATGAGTTTCAAAAATACATTTGGTCAAAGGATAAAAATGGCGATACAAACAATAAACCAATAGATAATTATAACCACGCAATTGATGCAATCCGTTATCACGAAATGATGTCTTTAGGACTTAAACGAACATTTGGCATTTATTAAATGGTTATTATAGATTTTATTTATTAACTTTGACATTTATATAAATTCTAACTATACAAATGGGTTTAACTTTACGTAATCCTTTCACTTTTAATAGAGAAAAGGTAAATAAATACAATAAGGCTTTTTTACATTTATTCGGTATGTCTACGGCATCTTACGATGATAAAGCGATTACATACATTGAAAAAGGCTATAAGATTAACCCAATCGTTTATTCGGTGGTCAATCAAATATCTATTAAAGCTTCATCAATACCTTTTTACATTAAGAAGATTGATAATAAGCAAGAAAAACAAAAAAGGGATAACTTAATTAAAGCGGTTAACTACAACCCTACACCTCAGCAACAGATTAAACGCATATTGCTAGAAAGTAAAGCATTTAAAGAGGATTATTTAGATATCCCTTTAGAAAAGCCAAACCCTTTACAGAATTGGAATGAGTTTGTGGCTTTATACGAAACGTTCATGTGTACAACAGGAAATGCTTACATTTACTTACTTTCACCTAGTGAGGGGCAAAATGCTGGTGTGCCTATTGCTTGGTATTTGTTACCTTCTCAATTAATGGAAATACATATTAAAAGTAATGCAGATACCTTAGATATAGAAAGCCCTGTAAGCCATTATACATTAACAATGGGGCAACAAGATATAAGGTTTGAAGAAGATAAGGTGATTCATATAAAATACGCTAACCCTTCCTTTGATGAGGTAGGTGAGCATTTATACGGCGTATCACCTTTAAGAGCCTCTTTAAAGAATATTGAAAGCTCTAATGAAGCACTAGGGCTAAACGTTAAGACGCTTAAAAATGGTGGTGCATTTGGATTCATTCACTCTAAAGGAGGAGGGTTACTAGATGACCAAGCTAAGGCAATAAAAGAAAGAGTTTTAGAAATGGATTCTGATACACGTAGAATGTCAAACATATTGGCAACAAGTGGGGAGTTAGGATTTACTAGAATGAGTTTAACTGCTGATGAATTAAAGCCATTTGACTATCTAAAATACGATATGAAGATGATATGTAATTCTTTAGGTTGGGATGATAAAATGATGGGTAATGATGACGGAGCGAAATATGATAACTTTGGGATAGCAATGCGTAAGGGTATTACAAACAAAATAATGCCAGATTTAAAGTTATTAGAACAAGCAATAAATACTCAAATACTACCTAAATATAAAAACTACAAAAATACTGTTTGGGAATTTGACATAAGCGAATTACCCGAAATGCAAGACGATATGGCTGTGCTGGCTCAATGGATAGGTATTTACGTAGATAAGGGAATTATAAATCGTAACGAGGCTAGAATAGCTAGTAAGTTTGTGATTAGTGATGATGTTAACATGAATGAATTTACTGTTCAGAGCGATATATTAACCTTAGCGCAGTCGTTAGATGATTTACCAACAATAGGCAATGATGAAGGCATATAGAAGCACTTGGTTGAAGTTACATTCTAAATATGAAAATAAAGCACGTATAATATTTCAAAATGAGTTTAAAGCCATAGCAAGAAAGATACCTTTTGAAACTATGGACCTAGAAAACTATGAGGTGTTTACTTCTTTTTATATTGAACGAAAAGACGTGTTTAATGCGTATTTAAAAGTATATACAGAAATAGGTGGTAATCATGGTAAAAGAGTTGGTGCTGAAATAAACAAGCAAATAAACGAAAAAAACTTTAATATTACTTCTTTCTTAAATGAGTTTCAAAACACCCTTATTAATTGGCTTAATCAATTTGGAGGGCAAAGAATAGTAAGCGTAAGGCAAAATTACATATCTTATATAAACGAACTAATTGCTAAAGGTATTGCGGAAGGTAAAACAATACCTATAATTGCTACTGATTTAACTAAAATGATAAACAGCCGTAACTTTTACAGGTGGCAATCGTTAAGGATAGCTAGGACAGAAACAACAACTGCGTCTAATTACGCTGCGACTGTTGCTAGTTCCGTTAGTGGTGTTTTAATGGATAAGATTTGGATATCTGCACAAGACAAACGAACAAGACGACCGCCAGACAGTAAGTTTGATCACTTTAATATGAATGGAACACGTGTTCCTTTAGATAAACCATTTAATGTAGGGGGTGAGTTAATTATGTTTGCGGGTGCGCCAACAAATGTAAACGGAACTCAAACAAGTGGTGGTAACGTAATTAATTGCAGATGCGTAAACGCTCAGTTAGTTAGACGTGATAAAGACGGTAAAATAATGAGGGTTTAAATTACATACTATAAATAAATACTATTATTATTAAGGTTATAATAAATAATATCTATATTTGTGGTAATTATGGATAGAATAGGATTTAAACAGGTATCTATTGATATCAAAGATTTTGACGAAGCCAAAGGTATAGTGAGGGCATACGCTAACACATACGACTTTAAAGATAGTGATGGGGATATTAGCGCAAAGGGTTCATTTACTAAAACAGTAAGCGAGAATTACAGACGTATTCGCGTATTAAAAGACCACATCCCTACAATTAGTTTAGGTGTGCCTTTGGAAATTGATGCAAAAGATAACTATGGCTTACTAACTACTACTCAATTTAACCTTAAGAAAGAAGTTTCTAGAGATATGTTTACAGATATTCAGTTAATGAAAGATAACGGCTTAAATGCTGAATTATCTATTGGATATAACGTAAAAATGAGAGATGCAACTAATAAAGCTATAATTAAAGAATATAAATTATTTGAGTACTCTTTCTTGTCTAGTTGGGCAGCAAATGAAATGAGTATGGTTGAAGATATAAAAAGTATAAAGTCGACTTATGGTTTACTTGAATTAATAGAAAAGTCTTACAATTTGGACTACTCAGATACTAGGCTGAAACAAATTGAAACATTACTAAAATCACTTTCTGATGAGCCGATATTAGATATCACTTTAAAAGATGAGCCGATTATATTAGACAATACAAACGAAATATTAACGAATTTTATCAAATCATTATAAAAGATGGATTTAGAAGTACAATTAAAAGATTTAGCTGAAAAACTAGAAGGCAAATCAAAAAATGAAGTAAAAGGTGCGATTGATGCATTTGAATTAAAGAATAAAGAAGCTATTGAGTTAGCTGTAAAAGAAGTAAAAGATACTTTAGGTGCTGAATTAAAAGCTATCCAAGAACACGCTGACAAGTTAGACGTAAAGTTACAATCTAAAGTAAAAAGCGAGGCTAAATATGTAGACAACATTAAAGCGGCTATCTTAGAGAATGCAAATTCTATCAAGAACATTAATGAAAGTAAAGTAAGCGTTAAGGCTGTAGGTGATATGACAACTGGTAACTTGACAGGTGATGAGCCAAGAAGTTATAACTATGATATCGTTGCATTTCCTTCGCAGAAATTAAACGTTGCTGACTTAGTAGGTTCTGTTAACATTGACGGAGGTACTTATACCTTTACTAGAGAAACGGGTTCTGAGGGTTCTATCGGAGCGCAAACAGAAGGTAGTTCTAAAAATGCTATTGATTACGATTTCTCTACTGTTGACATTACAACTGACTTTATTGCTGGTTTTGCTCGTTATTCTAAGAAAATGAGAAATAACCTATCTTACATTGCATCTGCAATTCCTGACTTATTACGTAGAGATTACTTTAAGTCTGAAAACGCTGCATTCAATACTGTATTGGCAGCATCTGCAACAGCATCTTCTGAAATCATTACAGGTAAGACTAAAGTAGAAATGTTAGTAAACGAAATTAGTAAGCAAGAAGAAGCTAACTATGACGTTACTGGTATCGTTGTTAGACCTGCTGATTATTACGGAATATTAAAAACTCCTAAAGATGATTTAGCAGCAATTGTAAGTTATGAAAACGGTGTATTAAGAGTTAACGGAATCCAATTGTTTAAGGCAAATTGGTTGGCTGCTAACAAGTATTACATTGGTGATTGGTCAAGAGTTAATAAAATCAACACTGAGGGATTGTCTTTACAGTTCTCTGATGTTGAAGGGACTAACTTTGTTAAGAATAACATTACTGCTAGGATTGAATCTCAAACGGCTTTGGCTGTTGAGCAGCCTTTAGCTTTAATATATGGTGATTTTACTGCGGTTTAATTATTATATTAAATAAAAACAACCCGATAATTAGATTTATCGGGTTTTTTTACGTATAAAGATTTAATTTTGTATCTTTGAAATATGATAGTAATTATAAAAGAATGTTTTAGTATATCGTTAAAAAGAATACTAAAAGTAAACGAAAAAATATCCTTTAGTGAAGAAACGGAACAAGCTATTATTGATAGCGGTTTTGCGTTGCATATCAAAGAAACTAAAGAGAAGAAAATAACGATTAAAAAGAAATAATAATGAATAATTTAGTTAAAAATAATGAAACCCATAACAAATAATCATTTGGTGCGTATGGTTTTAACAACTTAAAATATGGCTTACTTAGATATTATACCTTTAGTTGATGCAAAGAACTATTTAAAAATTGATGATAGTTTAAGCGAAGATGATAACAACATTACTAGAATGATTAAGGCATCATTGATAGAGGTTGAGCGAATAACAAACATTCATTTAATTGCTAAAAGTAAAACTTATTATTTTAGTAACTTTTGCGCATTGGTATACGATTACCCTATAAACACGTTAACGTCGCCTACAACAGCTATAAGAGAGGAAAAAACGCAATACAGTATTTATGTTGCGCAAAACATTACAGACTTGCAGTTGGTTTTAAATATAGGGTATGCTAATGTTGCTGATGTGCCACAAGATTTAATTGAGGTGGCTTATGAAATGATTGATATCATGTATTATAACAAAGAAGGTAAACTATCTAATTTAGCTAAAATGACTTTAGACGGTTACAAAAGATTTATAATCTAATGAATAGTAGAAGGTTAACTAAACGTTTTGAATTAT